ATGAAGATAATGGCTAAAAACAAGATAAAGGAATTAGAAGATAATGAAGCAATGTAGTAACTGCCACAATTCCCAAACAAGTAAGGGCAAACCGCTCGAGCTCAACCACTGCGTTGACTGCAACGACCTATTGTGTTTTTGGTGCTGGGATAAACACCCATGTATGATTGAGTATGAGCTAAAACTCACCGGCAAGGACCGGCAAGGAGGGTGATTATATGGCTCTGTTGTTTATGTTTATTTTTGGTTTTGTGATGGGATTTATTTCAGCCTGGTACGCTCCAGGAGGAGGATGAAAATGGACTGGATATGCTGGGTATATCTCCTATGGGCAGTTATGGTATTGTGCTCTGAATAGTAAGTAACACGATTATTACTAATCGTCACATTATTAACCATTTCACAAGGTATATAAGACAAGGTTCACAAGCCCTCTAAAAAAAAACCTTGACAAGATTCCCATACCTGTGCCTATAAGAAAGACCTTCCACCTTGCCCTTGTATTTAGTCTTTACTTCCTTCAGGGCTTCCAAGCACTGCCCTCGTAATACTCATCGCTTCCCAGCGGAGATAAGCCCGTAACACAAAAATCAAACTTCGTATCACTTTTTCCTTGACTTCCCCTAAGTACTGTGCCTATCCTATCACCATGCCTCAAGCTGCTAAAAAACAATTACCCGATTTACCCATAACTCGCTCAAACGCAATCCCCTTAGAAACCCTCGTTTATTATCGCAAAAAAGGCCTGACCTATGAAGAAGTGGCCAAACAATGCGGATGCACAAAAGCCAATGTTATCCAACGGATGCATTACCACGGCCTTGCTGATAACAGCCTCGATCATTACGTCAACCATCGTGTAGATGTTTTAAGATATTGGCAACGTAAAATACTCGATTCTATTACCAGTGACGATTTGAAGAAGGCAAATTTCTCAAGCAAAATAATGGGTTACGGCATATTGTACGACAAAGAGCGCCTGGAAACAGGTCAATCTACGGGTAATATTGCTGTAATCATCGATCACATTGAGAGTTTACAAAGGCAGGTAGCACGATAATGATGATTAGTAACACGATATGCACTAATATGCCTATTATTGGCATTATCGATACAGCCTATGGCAAAAAACCTAATAATATCAAACAAGTTTACATAATATCTATTATCAACCCCATTGGTAAATCCGATACACCTGGGTTTTATGGGGCCGTGGGTTATCACCCCATGCCTGGCTATAGCAGTTATGCTGTTTGTAATCGCGATCGAGAGGCCCCCCGGGGAAGGGGGGTGGGGGGGTGTCGATAAACGTTATATCCCTCAAATATTCCCCCGCACCAAAAGGGTTTTTGAATGCCTAAGAAGAAGAGATGAAGCGAATAGAGCGCATAAAGAAAGGCCCTGTAGAGGTTATTAAGCCCATTGAGAGCGAGGAAGAGCTTGAGGCGAGGTTACGAAAGGAGTTTCCCATTTTTTTTATAGAGATGCATGAAGGGCAGGAGAAGTTTATACGAGTAAAGAACAGATTTGGGAGGATTCCTAAGCGTAGGATAGCGGAATGTGGAAATAAATGGGGAAAAACTGAGATAACATTGCTTGAAGATTTAGCGCATTCTTTTGGGTTTAGACCATGGTTAGTGCCTGAAGATTCGGATTACAATGTTGACATTAAGGTACCGAACATAGGGATGATTGGTTGTGAGACGCATAAGAACTCTGTGAAGGAGAAGATAGAGCCGACGTTGAGATGGATGGTTCCGTCGTTATGTCAGCCCATTTTCAAACCTGGCCCTACGGGAGTGCTTATGGAGCTTACGTTGCCGTTTAATGCTAAGGGTGGGAAGTGTGGCAGCAAGATATATATTCGGTCATATAACGAGGATAAGGACTCGTTTGAGGGCATAGATTACGACTGGATACATTGGGACGAGCCGCCGCCGGAAGATATATTCAAAGCTGCGGAACGTGGGAAGATAGTTACGAATGCACCGAGTTGGTTTTCCATGACGCCATTGAAAGAGGCTTGGATATATCAGAAATTCAGTTCAAGGGCTGCTATATTGTGTTAGAGAATGGCTGAATTATTTGAGAAAACATATCAAGCTGAGGAGTTGGACGACGAGATTGCCGTTATTCGTGGGTCGATTTGGGATAACTGTCGGGATTGGTGTTATAAGTGCAAAAAAATCATCGAAGAGAACTTAGAAGGGCGTAAATTAGCGCGTTGTCCGTATTGTAATCGGATAGTGGGGTTTTTAGCCAAGGCGGGCATAGACGAATATTTAAAGACGCTTGATCCTGAAGAGAGAGAGACCAGAGAAAGCGGAGTCTGGCGTCATCTTTCGGGGTTGGTTTACAAGGAATTGAGTTATACAGAGCATCTTTACGATGATTTCAGGATTCCTTCCACCTGGATGAAGATAGAGGCCCTTGACCCCCACGATGCCAGGGCTTCCTGCTGGTTATTTGGGGCGGTATCGCCTGAAGAGATAGAGATTTTCGGTAAGGTAAGACACCGGATATATTTTTACGACTATATTTTTTCCGATACGTCTATAGAGGATTTGGCAAGGCAGGTATATGCCCGCAGAGGGCTACATGGGTATAAAGATCCTGTTAATATTATTTTAGACGCTAAATGGGGTACGAAAGAGAATATGCGGTCCCTGGATTCAGACACTACACACAGAACATGGCAAAGTGAGTTGGAAAGGGCTGGTATAAGACGTATAAAACTATCACAATCTGGGGCCGGGGATGTGGAATTAGGGCATAAGATAGTCAGACAGTATCTAAGCCCGCATTATTCTAAAATTACTCAGACCAGTAAACCTGGGATGTTGTTTGCAAAAAAGGGTTGTGGCGGCATCTATTCGCCGATTCAGTATATGTTTTCATACATTTATGATGAAACCACTGGTAAACCGGAAGAGAAATTCAAAGACTTTCCTGATTGTGTGCGTTACATAGGACTTGAAATGCCGATTTATAGGGAACCGGAGATTGAACAAAACACAGTTATACATCTTACGGACAGGATGAATCATGCCAGGAATTCCCGTCGTGCGATGATGGGTGGAAGATGAAACCAAAAGAAATAGATATGGAAATTATCACATCGTTTCTTGTTTTACTTATTCGTCATGAGAAAGGTGTCGTAAGTACACTTGAGAAAATTCTGGAATATTTAAAGAAGGAAGAAAATAATGTCAATGATAAGTAATATTATCGAAGAAATAACAAAAAAACGGATAAAATCGCGTATGGCTGTTTATTATGGGTTAGATATTAACGATCCTGATTTTGATAAAAAATATCAAGAAGCACAAGATAAAGAACAAATTATGATAGATAAAGAAGAAGAAACAATATGTCCTTGTTGTGGGCAGGAGATAAAATAAATGCCAAGGCCGAGTGATGAAGACTATCAGAAATTACAATGGCTGTTAAAGCGATTAGGCATTACGGAAGAATTTTGCCGTCCTTATTTTGAACGAGCCAAACGTCATTACAGACTTTACCGTTTTGGTTCTGCTATAGATGAAGCGGATTGGCCCTATGTAAACCGAACCCGTACCAGGGATATATTTGCTTTTTGTGAAGATTCGACTGCAATTATGGTACAGACATTATTTGGTTCAGTGCCATTTTTCTCCGTAATACCCCGTTATACTTCTCAGATGATGTTACAATATACCGGCATTAATCCTATCAATATCGCCAAACAACTTGAAACGTTTATAGATAATCAGATCAGTACGGAACAGGCCGAGTTCTTCGAAGAAATAACGGATTTCTTTAAAGAAGGCACGATTTATGGGAATTCGTATCTTGGAGTATATCCAAGATTTGATGAAGGCAATCAATATCTTGGGCCAATTTTCAAGACCATAGGATTTTGGGATGTACTGCCGATATGTGGCGCCAAAAGAATCACCAAAGCACGTGGTGTGTTTGTAAGGGAATTTATATCCAAAGAAGAAGCGCAGGAGTTGGCACAGAAATTCGGTTATCAAGGTTCAGTAGAAAACATGAAAGGTTGGAATGAAGGCGTTGATAAAAAATGGCATACGGACCTGCTTGCTGAAGTAGGTATCCAAACATGGAACTCTGAATCAGATGAGATAGAATTACTGCATTATTTCAGTGGTGGACATATCATCACCCTTGCCGATAGAGCAATTATATTAAGAGATTCAAGGATGCCGCAGAAAAACCAACTTGGGGAAGATCAGGTTGTAAAACCATTTCCCTTCGATCAACCGATAGTGCAGTATAAGTTCATACCGTTACCGCAAGAATGGTTTGGTATGGGTATCCCGGAAACTCTGGAAGTGTTACAGGAAGACAGAAACCTTATCCGGTCGGCAAGAAGAGACAATATTGATTTGGTTATAAATAAGATTATTAAGGCCAGAATCGGAGCGGATATAAACTACGATTTGATAAAGTATTATCCCGGCGCTATCTGGCCTCTTGAGAACTTAAACGATATCGATGTACTAGACCAGGGAGATGTAACACAGTCCTCTTATATGGAAGAACAGAAGATACAGGCCGACATGGAAAATGCTTTGTCACTCTTTGGTTACGCGCGAGGTATGACTCCTACTCATGAAGAAAAGCCAACCACGGTTATCAGGTTGCAGCAGGCATCTTTAAATAGGTTGGATTTAGCTGTTAAGATGGCTGAATATACCACATTACAAAACATAGCTATCCGGGTTGTTCTTCTGGCCCGCCGATATATGTCACAGCAAACCTACGAAACCATTATCGGCGATCAGGACGCAGGTCTTTATAAATTATCAGAAGAGGCCATACAGAGATTCTATACTATAAAACCGATGGGGTCTTCTGTAACCAAGGTTAAGGAAGCGAGACAACAACAGATCGGACTTGCCATGCAGATACTTGAAAAGGTTGCTCCGGTTGCGATGAGTGGCGCGGAACCATTCAGTGTTAACTGGTATCAAGCGACAAAAAGTGGGTTGGACGCGCTGGATATAAAAAACCTCGAACAGTTAATTGTAAAAATGAGTCCCGAACAGGTACAGATGACGGTTTCCAGACAAGAGCAGGAACAGTTGAAACAAGTCAAATATGGAGAAGATATGAAGGTTCAGTCTCAAATACAGATTGATAATAACAAGGCTAAAAACGATATTTTGCTTGAAACTGTAAAGGCTAAGGTAGAACATGCCAAATCTAAAGAATCTACTTGATGCAGTAGATATGATAGCAACACCCGCTGAAGCGATTGATGAGATTAAATTTCAGGCATGGGCAAGGGAAACCCCTTGGTATAAAGAATTTGTTCAAAATTACGGGAAAGAACCTGACCTAAATACTCCTGATTATAATCTTAGGGGTGCTTGGAAGGCAGGATTAACGCCACAACGTGATCCTTATGATATTAAACCAAATCCTTTAACGGGGTTGCCAGCACCGGAAGGTGGACGTTATCATTGGCAGAGTTCTACCCCATCCGGTGAAATGTTAAAAGGCCCAAATCATCCTACATTATGGATGGAATATTTTATGCGTAGGACAGGAATAAACCCTGAATCGCTTGGTTTAACTACCAAAGAAGAAGGGGCAAAATATATAGAAAATCTTAACAAGCAAAGGAGTTTACCTTGAATCCAGCCGATCTTAAACGCCAGATTCTTATGCAATCTGAGCAAACAGGAATCCGCAAGAAAATCCTGTCTCAACATGACACAGGGATAACAAATGACGATGTACTCGAAATAGGCGAGGCCCTCGATAAACTGACAGAACAAAAGGGTTGGATATATATCGAAACCTATATTCTCAAGCAGGCCGATCCTATAGGTCTTTTATTTGCCGAAGATAACCCCGTAAAAAAGGGTGAGGCTAAGGGACTTATAAAACTTATGCAGTATGTAGATCAGATGATAAAGGCCAAAAACGAATTAATATCTAAGCAGAGGGAAACTGATGGCGTGGCCTAAGGGACAAAAAAGAAAACCGATTCCAGTAAAACAAGATATAGAAGTCTCTTCAATATTGGAGGGATGTGATTTTAAAAAGGGAAACCTTAAGGAAATCGTGGACGGAATGAAAACCCTGTTAAAAACATTCCAGTATGACATGAACATTTCGCTGGAAGAGAATAATGGGATTTTGTCTGCCATTAAACTTGAGATTAAAATTAAACCTGTAAGATAGTCCGCCTTTCCAGGTCGCCTGTCGAAAACAATCCAAAAGGAGATTCTAATGGCTGAAGATGTATCCGGTCTCCCTGATGTGCAAGGATTGAGCGATCTCGTAAAATCCAGTCAGGATAATGACCCACAGAATCCAACTGAAGTGC